TTATATTGCCCACTTGGTAAAAATCCTGTTAAAACAACTATATCAACAACATCATCAACTGCAGGGTGTGTTTTGTTTGTCGCTACTTGTACTTTAGCTAAATCAAATGGGAATGAAGTATATGAAGCCTCAATCATTGTTGCCTGAACAGTAAAAGTATTGGCATCTGGTACTGTTAAAACTTCAAAAGAACCACTTGTCGCGGTTCCTGTGCTAAAAGTTATATTTAAACGATCACCAACAACAATTCCATGTGAAGATTTTGTAATTGTTATATCTTTTCCAGTTTGCGAATATGTAGCTGCTACTGTTGCAGATGGATCACTATCACCTACTGAAACAAATAATTGCGCGTCTACTGCTTCAGCTTTAGTACCATCAAAATCATCCCATGTATCGATAAAAGCATTTCTTGTATCAAACAAATCATTGATTAAAAGTGCATTTACTTTAAAATGTTTTTCTAGTTCTAAAGTGAAT